CGCATTCGCAATCGACACGCCGCCATGCGCATTCGCATTGAAGTACCCGCGATAGACCACACGGAAGGCTGCGGTACTTATCCAATATTTATCGCAATAATATGTACTGGACGAGCCGTTAGCTGTTCCTACCGGTACGATATCCATGTATTTACCATGGGCAACACCTGTTATCCACTGGTCACTGATCGTTTTACCCTTCACCCAACGCACCGTGCCGTCCGGCATCCAAATACGCCATTTACCTTGGTTGCCACTATCGTTGGGTAAATCAACACCGTCCATCATCTCGTACTTATGGCCGTAGATGTCCTCATAGCCCAGACAACTGATATTGTTTACCTGAGTCACGGTCGGAGAACCATACTCGTCCTGGCCACGATACCAAGCGTACTGGTGGATAGAACCGTCCACGATGGAATTCGTGATCTTGTCGTTTATTTTATACGCTTCGTCATAACCGATCGTATCCTGCATACCATAACCGGCTGTACCGCCCGTGATACGATTGCTCGTATGCTGACCGCCTCCGCACTGTTCCTGGCTGTCACGACGGCCATATCTTGCGTAAAACAAGTTCGCTATACGGGAGTGCATCAACGCGTCTATCTGTTGCATACCGCGCTGAACCGAGTAATAATGAAAGTCGATCCAGTTCATGCTGGCCGTCGTGGAATTACCTGTTATGCATGAACGCAACTTGCTACCTACCACGCTACTGCCTACTACCGCGCAAAGATGTTCCTCGTTGGCCACCCAATCGGGCTCCATATCCTCGATCTTGTCGGAGTTGGAAAGAACCACCTTGTCAAACTCGGCCGTGTTCAGGATCGAGAAGTGCAAGGCCGTGGCGTCCTCCGGAACATCCGATATCAAGTACATGCCGGCCTCGAACTTCAGACCGATCGTAGAGACCACGATGGTTTTGACCACGTTTCCGGAGCCGTCAACAAATAGACTGCCGACCAAACCCGTACCGGGAACACTCGGAAAACGTACACGCTTATAGCCTTGTACATCCACCTTGCAGACTGAATAGGTCTTGTCCGTGCTATAAGAATCCTTCAACGTGGGTTTGCCACTCAAAAGTTTGCGCTCTGTAAGGAAACCGCCCTGCGTGTCTTTGATGTCGTCCAACGTCAGCACCGTCACATCCGGAACAGGAGGCATATCGTCAGGGCCGTTGGAACTGTAACAGCTGTAATATTTCTCGTTCAGGTAGTCATTGACACCTTTCGACCAAAAGAACGGTTCGTACATCATCCAGTCGCCCTCGCTGCTGTCAAGTTTGGCTGCGCTGCCATCGTAGTATTTATTACTGCTGGTATCATCCAACGGACAATAGGTCATCTCGCCGTCCGGATTGTTCACGTCAACCGTCTGGCCCGCCATCTCCACTTTACGGCTCGTGGGCTTTTTCGTCACCTTGGCAAGCACACGGTGGCGCTTCTTGAGGATCGCCGCCACGTGGGCATTCATGACGTAAGTATTGCCATACTTATAACCGGTCTCGTTGTCCGGGTTGGAAATGTTGGCATCGTCCGGAGCGCTTTCGTCCGACTCGATGATGCTGTAGGCCGGTTGTACGATCTCCAGTTCCGGATACCGCTCACGATACCGGTCGGCCTGTTCGTCATCCATGTACTTTGTCAGGCAGAGCCTGCCACGCAATCCGGAATGACGGTTGTCTATCGCTCCGGTGGAGGTATAGGTACCATAATCGTAGTATTTCCCGAGCAGCCTGCCGTCATCCTCCATATCGATGTCAAGGACAAAACGCTCCAGTTTACCGCTACCGTTCAACTTGGCCTGATGAAGACGTTCCAGCATGGCAAACCCGTCAATGCCCGGGCAACCCATGAACCGGTAGCCTCGCACGTTACCGATGCCATCCAGTACCAATCCGCTCTCTGCCAACCTGGGAAGATATTCCAGAAACAGTTCCTCTATCGTTTCCGGCAAGCATAACTGCACAACAGGCGCACCGGTGGCAAGCTTCACGCGGGTAAGCCCCGTGCCTCTCACGTCCAGCTTCTTCAACCGTCCCTGCCAGCTCAAGTCCAAGGTCGTCACGTTGCCGTTATCGCCATTCCGTGCCAGCAGGTTGTTGCGCATATTAAGCTCTTCCAGAAGAAGCATGCCGTTCGTCGAGGCCATGAATGAACCGTTACGATAACCGCTGGCTTTCTCCACGCTCATGTCAAGTTTAACCAATGAGGTAAGCAAGCCGAAATTGAATCCGATGGCGAACGCGTCCTCATGCCACACCAGCTCCTTGATTTTGGCCGCGCCGATAATCTTCAGCGGGTCGTTCTCACCGAAGGCACGGGCCAGCTGCAGGGAGTGGAGCACGTCCGCATCCACCACGCCGCTGTCGGCCTGAACGCCGTTGCTGGTGGAAAGCTGCACACGGTACGGGATGGTCAGCCGGTACTGCATCGGCTTCAATTTGTATGCCTTGTCCAGCGATGCCGTACTCTGGTAGAACTGGGCGCCCAGCGTAGAGACATAACCGTACTCCACCTGCTTCAGGTCATACCTGCGCTGGATGAAGTAGTTCCGGTGCGCCTTTAACGAACCCTTCAGACCGTAGATCTGCGGGTAGGTCTGTTTCGCACCGTCCGCACCCACCGGCATCTCGTTCAGGAACGGATACACATACTTGAAGATGCCTGATTTGTTGTACAGCCGGCTGCACCACTTTTTCATCTGCTCGGTGTCGAAATGGTCAACGGCCTTCTGGATGCTGAAGGCACTCATGAAGCTGGTACCGCCGTTCACACCCCTGGTCATCACTTCCTCCAGCAGATTGCCCATATTGCCCAATATCAGGTTCCACAGCCAGCTGTTGTGTCCCTGCATCACATAGGCACCGTCCCGCTTGGTCTGCCGGTTGTCATCATACTTCCCGGTCAGGAACGACTTGTTGTCCGAACCCAGCTGGCAGTCACCGTCGTAATAGGTTATCCACCACATCACGCCGTCCCATGTCCGCACCAGCATGTTTTTCGCCAGCTGGTCCACACCCAGGTTGAACTGTACATACAGGTAGTAGGCGGCCAGGTTGGGCAGGTTGAAATACTTCCCGGCTTCCGCCTTGAAGGTCGGGCTCGCCCATTTGGCCGTCGGGAACTTGTTGCCGTCATCCTCATAGTCCACCCCGTCAAAGGTGTGCGTCTCCTTGTTATAGGCCAGATTCTTGCCGGCAGGCGTTTCCTTCACGCATTTATAGAGGAAACTCATCATGCGGTCAAGCGCCTTGTACATCTTGTCGTACTTGTCACCGGTGCCCAGGTGTTCCTTGATGTTCGGTTCTTCTTCGGCATCACCTCCGCCATCGTTCCAGAACACGTCTTTCGGATGGTTGAACTCGAAACCGCCGTCAAAGTTGAAATCCATGAAGTCCGTATGGTCGGGCTCCGTGGACGGCAGCCAGCGGAACAGGCACAGGTCGTTCGAGTTGTTCAACGTCTCGATGCAGATGGGCAGGTATTCCTTCGGCCGGTCACCGTTCGCCTGCAGGTAGTTCAGCGTATCACCGGTCCCCCACTGCTCGTTGCCGATGGTCTTGTCCTGGCCGAATATCGGGTAGCTGTCGCTCTTCTCGTTGTTCATGTTGTACTGGCCGTAGTAGGTCAGATCCTCATCCACACTCTTTGCCACAAACAGGTCACAGGGCAAGCCGTCAATGGCCGAGCGTATGTCTTCCTTGCACGTATCCGCATGGTCGGCGGCATACTGCTGGGCAGGGGTCAGGATGCCCATTTCCTTCATGCCGTCATGGATGAACTTCGCGCCACCGGTGTTGGTGGTCATGGAGGAGTCCGAAAAGTCACACTTCGCACAGGCGAGTTTTGCCCCCACCGAGTTGTCCCGCAGTCGGAACAGGTTCTTCTTACCCTCCGTAGCTGTCGGGTTGCTCTGCTGCCCGTTACCGTCTATCTCGCCGTAGCTCATCCGTGCCGTGTAGCCACTGGCTGTCTTCTGGAAATAGAAGCGCAGGTTCTTGCGGGCATAGTTCACCGAACTGGTACCCTGGATACGCAGATAAATGTCACGGGCTATCCAGTCCAGTGCCCGGTTCTCACCGTTGTAGAATCTAACTTCCCGGCACAGCTTGTTGGCCTTCTTGTTGTTCAGCTGGGCCAGCGCATCCATCACGTTCAGCGTGTCGCTCTCGCTTGGCACCTCACTGCCCACGCTGCCCGTGCCTATCAGTACCAGGATCGAGTTCCGCCGCTTCTTCATCAGTCCCATCAGCTTCTCCATGCTCACCGTGTCCCCCTCATTCAGCACGCGGTTGTCCTCATCCAGTGAGCGCACGCCCGGTTCCCCGTCGGCATCCTCCAGATGGTTGCGGTCCACGATGTAGTTGTTAAGCACCTCGTCCGAGGTCAGCGCCTTGTTATAGATGCGCACGCTCTTCACGTTCAGGTCAGCCCCCTCCGATTTAAACTCCAGCTGGCTCCGGATGTCGAAGTTCACCTTGTCCAGCCACTTCGAGGCGGCCGACTCCTCCCCGTTCACATAAAAGCCGATCAGCGTCCGCTGCTCGTTGGTCTCCACGTCCGGGTAGAACACGTAAGTGATACGGATATTCTTACCGGGTTCAAACTTCGTACCCACCGAGTCCTCATAGCGCAGGACCTGACCGGCATCCATCGCCTCCGTCACCACGCCGGTAAGGAACTTCGCCTCCTCCGGGGTCACCACCAGCCCGTAACGGTTGCCGTTTTGCAGGGTGCCCAGACAGGTGATCAGCTCCGCATCGGTATCAGTCACGTTAGCTGTGCTGTATTCTATCTCCAACGTCATGCCCACGTCGCGGATGGCAAACCCCTCGGGCTTGTCCGCCTCGTTGAACGGGCGATAACCGCCGTCTGCCGTCAGTGTCATGCCCGCACCGCCGGCCAGCAGCAGGCGGTCCTTGTGCCAGCCGCTTCCTGCACCGTATTCGTTCACGCTCCACAGCACGTTTCGGAACTCCATCCGTTTATCCCCGCTCACCCAGCTTTCCGGGTTGTTTTCCGTGTTGCTTCGCCCGAATGCGTCAAACGTGCACACGGCATCCGGTGCCAAGGTGGCTTCAATGTCGGGGTGCGATGTGGTGTTTACCTTCACCTCAAGCACGGCATCGCCGCACGACACGCGGTAATCCAGCGGTTCCACATTCACATTCGTCCGCCCGTAGTTGCCGGTCTCACCGCGCTGCAGCAGGTCTTCCTTCACCACACTGCCCTGGCCCGTCACTTTCACACGGGCCGTGTACGCATCCCGGTCATAGCCGGCATAGGTGAAGTTCCACGCCGTGAACTGCTCGGCCTCCAGTACGGGGTGCTTCCAGTCACGCTGGAACCCCGCTGCCCGGTGGTTGAACATCATGCCGGCATAGGCCGTCACACCTTCCCCGGCTTTCAGCAGGGTCAGGTAGTGTATCTCGCTCACCACGCCGGAGTTCTCGTGCAGCGCATAGGCTTCCACTACGTTCATGCCCTCCCGCATTTCACTCAGCGCAACGGTGACGTTCTTCTGCTGGACACCGGAACCGGCTGACAGGCCAAGCGTATAGGGCTGCCCGCCATTGATACGGTAGTAGATGTTCTTCTCGCCACTCGTTCCCTTAGCTGTAAATGGGATGTTCACATCGTTCCGGTATCCCCCGTCAGCCAGTCCGTTCCCCACCGAATAAGTGGTACTTAGTTCCATAGCCACCATCGTCACCCTGGCAGTAGCGGTTTTCATCAGCGTACCGCCATCATAACCGGCCTGCGCCTCCACCTGCACGGTGTAGGTCGTGGCATCCTTCAGGTAAGGCGACGCGTCAAAAGTATAGCTCTGACCGGCCGTAACGCCGACAAACTCCGCATCCTGGAATTCCGAAAGGACCGTGGAGCCACGTTTTACGACCACCTTGGCCTTCAGGTCGCTGTAGCCACTCACCTCGCCGCCACCGGCCGTGCCCACGCCAACGGCATATCTCACCACGAAACCGGCACCCAACGACAAATACTGGGAAGCGGGCAAGGAGGAACCCGAAGCATCGGTCAGGTCTATATTCACCACCACCTTGTCATCGTCGCTATACTTGGAAAAGCGCACCTCCCTGTCGCTTTCCCCGCCTTCGCCATCCTTCTGCGTGACTGTCATCACATACTGAGTGCCGTCCTCGCTGTCCGTCACGTCGATATTCGTCACGGTGCCCACCAGCGAGGCGAACACCGCGCCACTCGTGGGGGCTTTCGTCTCACCGGCAGCCAGCTCCTCCGTAGGGGTGGCCTTGTCATCAATACTTTTGATATATTTCTCCACCAACCGGCCGCTCACCGGAAGATTACCCGTGGATTCGTCACCGGACCAATCGGTCTTCTGCATATCCAGACCGTCCTCGTCATACACTTTTTTCGCCATATCGTTATTCTTTAAAAGTTATTTCATCCGTTTCCAGCCATCCGTTCGACTCCAGGGTTTGTCACCGCGCCAAAAGCCCGCGCCGAAACAGCTCCGGATGGCTTGCCAAACCAGCCTGGCCCCTATATAGACCGTCGCCACCACCCGTTCGCCTACACGGATGGCCGTCACCTCTTTGTTTCCAACACTTATCATACCTATTCCTCCTCGTAAATCAGGTAAATGGTCTTGTCGTCCTTTTCCGGGAGACTTTCAAACTCCTCCTCACTCATCTCCTTATGTTTGTAGCCTTGGGCTATCGCATCCTCGGCCTTCTTCGCGGCCGCCTCCGCCTTTGCTGCCGATTCGCCCGCCGTCTGAATGGCCTTCTTTGTCTCCTGGGTGGCCGCTTCCATTTCCGGGGCCAGTTCCTCCACCCTTTCGGCAGCCGCGATGGCTCTTGCCGCCGCGTCATCGGCCGGCTTGCTCAGTAAGGTGATCGGGACGTTCACCAGCTTGTCACCTTTCTGTCCCGGCAGGGATTTGACCCCGCTCAACGAACCCACGGTTTCCAAAGACTCTACACTCTTCGATTCCGCCTTGACCGCCTCCAGGACCTGGGCGATATCCGATTCTGTCAGTGCCATATCAAACCCCTCCCTCTATCAGTTCATAAACCTGACCGTAACCGCCGGCAGTCAGGCACTCCCCGCACACCTCCTTGATGAGCGTGCCCTCCTCGGTGGTTATTTCCAGAATTCCGCCGCCTTGGATAATACGCTGACACAGGACGTAAGCCCTGAACTTATCGTCACGTCCCACGGGATTGTCCTTGCCGTAATTGAACAGGGCTTCCGCCACGGCGGTGGCGATGTTGTCACCGCCGAGCTCGTTTCCGTCGAATCCCCTGAATTTTCTGTTTAAGTCCACTTTCATATTTTTTTTGTTTTAAATGTTTATTCTCCTGTATAGCCGACAATGATACCACCCCTCACGATAAGGCGTATCTTGTCAAGGTCGGGATTCTGAGCAGCTCCATTGCCCCAGTCCACGCCCTCATTATACTCGTATGTCCCATTTGAGTTTCGTTTCACTACGTATCTGAACTTTTTTGACGCGCAAGCATCACTCACCAGTCCCGTATTGGTATCTCTTACATCCACTCCACCTACGAAGAAAGCGGCATAAGTCATGCCGGATGCCGGATAAATCAAAGATCCTGTCGATGCGTATATGGCAGCCCCACCCATATTGGAGCCTACTGCTTTAATACCAAACCGTCCTTGCGTAGCCGCATTAAACGCCACATCCACGATGCCGTCAGTATCAGTTTGTGAGACTCCCAGTTTCAAGCTCCGGGAATCGTTACCGAAATAATCGCGGCTTTTCCAATACAAACGGCCGGAATCGATGGTAAAACCGCCTATCTTGCCTTTATCGGCCTTGACAGTACCGCTGATGTTGGCGTTCCGGGTTTCGATGCTCCCGTCCGTGAGGACCTTGAAATAGCTGTTAGCCGTAACAAGCCCCTCCAGTTTGATTTGGTCGGCTTTAATGGTGACACCGGAAACAAGATCGCCGAACTCATCCTTGGTGACATAGACGTTCAGTTCTGCCTTCTTCACGAGTCCGTTGCTTGTAACCCCCTCGGCGAACAGCTTGGAGAAATTGGCGGTGGTCACCAACCCCGATTTATTCCGAAGTTCCCCGTTCTCATCAAAATACACGGAAATCAGTCTGTTGTATTTGGCCGTCGTGATGATGGATGACGCCTCCAGCACATTGCCGTCCTTGTCAAAATTCGCGGCGGCGATCCTGAGCATCTTGTCCGACTGTTCAAAGAAGGTTGCATACTTATATGCCAGGGCATCCGTGCGATCGGTTGAGAATACCAATAAGGAAACTTGGATGACACCCGTGAACGACAGCTTGAAGTCGCCGGTCCCGTTCCAAAGCCCGGAATGGTTGAACACCTTTTCCCCGCCGACCGGCAAATCACCGTCATAAGCGAACATGTTGAAGTTCTCGAACCCTGTCTTATCCCCGTTCACAAACTCGACACGAAGATGACCGGCCTCGACCACCTTGTAATGGAAGGACAGATATACGTAGCCCGGGATAAAAAGCCCCTCCCCGTTCACCTCCCTGAAATCGGGGATCGTGCGGAAATCCCCGTTCTTCTGCATGATGTAACTGTTGGTTATACGGACATAGGGGACCTTACCGGTCTTTACGACCTCCACATTGCCGTTCTCGCTCGATGCTAACAGTTTGTTACCGGCAAGAATCCACTTGCCACCGAAAGTCAGGAACGCGGCCTTATATCCGCTTATCCATTTGCTCATTCCTTCGGTAAACGTGGTGTTATCGAAAAAGCTCTGCTCTCCCCTCACCTCGTCACGCAGACCTTCCACGGCTGATTGTATCTTACCCTCCGTAATTTCAAATTTCGTCAGGATATCCTCGCCGGTCATGAGGACGAACGTACCTTTCAGATATACGTTGTCGCCATAGAGACCGTTCCCGTGCGGCTGGTTATTCGCCGGGAAAGCGCTGTCCTTGATACCGTCAAGATTACCCACCCGGCAGCGCAAACAGCCGTTGAAGTTTTTCGCATTCACGCCATCCAGTATGTCAACACGTGGCTGCCCGTCCTCGGTGGCCGATATGCTGATCAGGTTCTGCCGGAGCGGGTTTTCCGTGTTACCCATCAACACGCACTCATCACCCGCCTTCGGTTCCATCCCGCCAAACTCCCTCTGGGGTACCGTTATCCCTTCCGTGTCGCCTTCCGACACTTCCACCCAGTAACCCCGAATCTCCGCCCCCGTAAAAACGGCACAGCGCATCAGGTCATGCGCCACGAACGTGTTCTCCTGCTCAAAGATGATGCGGTAATTGTTGCCCTCCCTGGTCACGGTCTTGATCTTGCCGTTGGCGGCGGAAACAACCAGCTGACCTCTTACACTGCGAACCGTTTCTATGAGCAGTTCCAGGGCTACCAACGTCTGCCGGATGGTCGCCTTGTCTATTGTTAGGTTACTGAGTCCCGTTATTTTATCTATCCATAGCTGCCAGCCCTCGCCGAACATGCCGTCTACGAAACGGGTACTGCGGAGCAATTCCCGGATAACAGCCGTCAGAAACTCGGCATTACCTTCGCCATCAACATTACCTCCGGATTCACCGGCCTTGTAATCCCCAAAACAAGCCCCTTTCAGAAAACCGATCACCTCGGCCGCGGTATCCCGACGGTGTTTGCTCAGGAATTCCCTTTGACTTCTTTTTGCCGAGTAAAGATTGTTGTCGGTCGGCAGCGTATTATCGAAGCTCCGGATAATATCGGGAAGGGCCGCGCTACCGACCTTATCCTTCGTATAACTTTTCAGTTCCACGATGCTGTCGTTTACCCTGTCAAACTTGGACACCTGCAGGGCGTCGCTGATCTCCAGGTCCATCTCCCCGGGAAGGTTTACCTTACGGGTGATCTTCGTAATGCGGCTCCTGCGGTAGCCGTCCTTGGGGAAATACTCGGCACTCTCCAAGCGCACACGCCGGCCGACAAACAAATCGACTCCCTGCTCCTCGATCCATACGTGATCGGTCGGAGCCTTGTAAGAGGCGATGTCCAGCCAATATTCCTTATTATAGTCATCGACGGCTTTCCGGAATTCCTCCTCTGCCAGAGGGTAATATTCATCTGGCATCCGGACGTTCCAAAGGATATAGGTATCCCCTGCCTTCGGAACGAGCTTGCCGCCTGGAAGCTGCGTGTCGTCGCCATAAGGCCAGATCGTGATGATCTCGAACTCACGGGTGGCGCTGTCGAAGTTCACCTCGAAATAATGGTCGTCCCCCTCCCCCAGCCCGGAAAGGTCGCCGCTCTGGAAGGAGACGCGTTTCGTCTCACCAGCCAGCTCGTAATCGTTAGGATCGAAATCCAGCCCTCCGTCCTTGAAGTAATAGACGGTAAAGGTCTTCCCTTCCTCGTCCTTTACCTCCTCACTGCGCACACTGCTTACCGTGCCCACTCGCCGGGGATAGATACCGCTGAAGGCGGCCTGCTCGTAATGGTCATAGATACCGTACTCGTCCACGCCCACCTCCACGTACTTCTTTTTTCCGGGGAGCATCAGACGGGGGCTGCCGTATTTCTCCGCGTCGATGTTCCGGCTGCTCCCGATCGGGAAAAGGCGCGTATAGAACTTCTCCGTATTGCTCGTATCCCGCTCCAGGGAGATCAGCCCCTTGCCGTATCCCAACGTGATCTCCTCGCCGTGCTCGCAACGGCACACGTTCACCGTCTGCCCCTCGACCCACCATTCGGCCTTGCCTCCCACCTTGCCGGCGATCTCCTTCAGAGCTTGGTCGCAGTACATGCCCTCATAGTCGATCACGATAAGATCGGTACCGTCCACCTGCCCCACCTTCCAGTCGGTAATGTTACCCATGCCGTCATTGATGGCCTTCACCACCATCGCCACATGGTCACGGGGCGTGGCGGTCAGCGTGAACAGGGGGTTGGTGTCACCGTCGGTGGTCTCCAGCACCAAGAAACGTTTGATAAGGCTCTCGATGCCGTACAACTTCAGGTTATACTCCCATTCACCCTCGCTCACCTGCTTCGGCGTGTAGCGTTCCGTCAGCCAGTACCGTTCACCCAGATAGTCCGTGTAGTCGTTCACGTCCAGGGGCACGAAGGCATAATAGCTGAACGACAGGGAAAGCACATTCTCTCCCTGCACTTCCTTGCTTTGCGTCGAGCTGTCGTTCACAGCCACGCCCGCACGCTTGGTTCCGGCTTTGTCATATATCGTTAGAAGCATATTCCAATAGCGTTTGAATGGTTATATAATCGGGTTCGGTTCCCGGAACTTTACCTTAAATTTGCTGGCATGCACGCCTTCCGTCCACAGGTAGGTCAGCGGGGTAAACTTCGTGCAGTCGGCATACTTCACACGCAGTGTCAGATCAAGTTGGGGAAAACGGATGTCCAGCCAGCCGTCCTTCCCTTGTTTCAGAAAATTCACAAAGGCAAAGTACTGTTTCATCCAGCCTGCCTTGGTCTTACTGTAAAGGGCAAAGTGCAGCGTCACGTCCCGCGCTTCATTCCGTGGGGTGAGCACGGCGCTGTATTTCTCCCCGTGCTCTTCCCGGATGGACACGGCGGTATCCTTCTTGGCCTTGCTCGGGGTCAGGATGGCCGTCAGGTTCTCCATGCCCCCGCGCCGGTCTTCCACCAGGAACACGCCGTATTCCGTCCAGATGTCCGTGCCGTTCACCAGCACCAGTCCGCTCAGTATATTGCCCATATCACTTCACTTTTAGTCCGTCACGTATCATTTTCTTTATCACTTCCTTCAGTTCGCCCAGGTGTCCGGCACTCACACCGGTGTTCTCGGCTATCCGGGCCAGGTGACCTTCGGCCGTGTCCATCTTCTCCGACACGCTTTCCAGCTGGTCGTCCATGCTGCTCCAGTGCTGCAGCCCGCCGGTGAACATGCCCTCCAGCTTCGTACCCTGATCCTGCGTCATGGCCGTAAAGCCGCCCGCTTTCGCACTTTGGCTCGTACCACCCTGCTGCGTCTTGTCATAACCGGTGGCTGCCGCCAGGTTGTCACGCAGGGCAAGGGCTTCATCCATATACTGCATGTACTCTTCCATCAGCGCGTTCCGTTCCGCCTCGGTCAGTTCGTTGTCCTCCATGGCCTTGCCGAACTTCTCCCACCAGCCTTTCAGTTTGTCGCTGTACATCTCACCGATCTTGTTGCTCAGCATCGCCCGCATGAAGTACTCTGATATATCCTCCGCCGCATCCTTGGCACCGTACTTCATGTTCATCAGGTTGTCGATGAAGCTGCTGTACATTCCGTCGAATGAAATACCGGTCAGACCTTCATACAGCTGGTCGGTCAGTTCCTCCAGCTTGCCGGCCTGGTCTATGTAGTCATCCAGTTTTTCGGTCAGTCGCCCGCCGTAACCGCCCTTGCCGGTATTCTGGATTTGCGTCCACATATCCACATTGCTGCGCAGTGCCTTCATCTCCTCCGGGCTCAGGCTCCACAGGTTCCCGTCCCACCGGCGGCCGATCTGTCCGCTCAGTTTGTCTATCTGTGCCTGGCTGAAACCGCCCCAGTAGTAGTTCCACGAGTGGTGGCTTTTGCTGTAGCGTGCCTGTTCCTGCGCTATCTGCAGATAGTTTGCATTCGTCTCTTTCTGGTATTTGTAAGCATCCCGGTAAGCTTCCACCGATTTAGTCCCCTTGCTTGCCTTGATGGTATCGGTCAGGTCCTCAATGGAGGTCTGCAGTTTCTCGTTCCGGTCTGTAAGGCGGTCTATAGCCGCCTGCACTTCCCTGGCGTTTCCGCCGATGCCGAACAGTTTGTTGAAACCTCCGAAAGACACCGTGTTCAGCAATCCCCCGATACCTTTCACAAGGGAACCGCCTATCTGTTTGAACAGGTCTCCGCTGAGGATATTGTCGAGTATTCCGGTTATCGCATTGAAAATGGTGTCTATCAATGATGAGATAATCGGGCCAATACCGTCTTTCAGCAAATCCAGTATGGAGAGAATGGCCGATATGATCTGCCCGATGACTCCGGCACTTGACAGGGTCTCGGACATCTGACTGATGGCATCACCGACCTTGCCTCCGATATTCAGTTTTGACAGACCGGTAAGCATATTCTGGATTCCTTCAAATGATCCCTGCAAGGTTCCGCTTGCAAAGCCGTGCAATCCGTTGGATACCATGTTCAACCCGTCAACCGTGTCCCGGGAGGCACTTTTCACCTCCCCGGCAAGCGCCTTCATTTCAGAGGTGGCGTTCAGGTATTCTTCATCAGCTGAAGCACTGGACGATTGGGCCGTTTGAAGAGCGATTTTGGTACGTTCTATTTCTGCTTGGTTACCGCTTTCGAGGGCCTTGTTGTAATCGGTCTGCGCCGCTTTTAACCGGGCGAATGTCGCTTCCTGCTGCAGTTCCGCATTTTGCACACGTGTTACGGCATCCCCCAAAGCGTGCATCTGCGTTTGTAACCGGGCAAAATCCAATGTGCCGTTACCACCGGGAAGCATGCTTTGAATACGTTCAATGGCATCGTAGACGACCTGCTGGTCTGCGGCTCCCGTTTTTTTGAACTCATCCGTCTTGACATACTGTTTAAGCTCGCCAAGCAGGTTCTTCATCTGGTCTGCAAGCAGGCCTGTCAAATCCCCGAATGCTGCTCCCCAGTCTATCTTTTGGGTCAGAGCTTCCATATCCACTTTATGCACAGCCGCATCACGCTGTTTCTCCAAAGTCAGCCTTTCACCCTGGGACTGTGCCTTGCGGATTTTCTCGGCATATTCTTCAGCGATGGCCAGTTTCTGTT